CACCATATTTGTTGACGTGCTTAATGCTTTCAAAAGTATGTTCATTATAATTTTGTATATTATCCATACGTTATTAGTTCCTCCTCTGTTCCATGTTCCCGCTCCTGTCTTGCGACGTCGCAAGACTTATAGCATCTTTACCACACTCAGATATGGCTCAAACATCAAATAGTAATTATCAATCATCGTTCCTTCGCCGTACTTTAGCCGGTACGCCTCTAAAGCGTCTGCCAGAAACGTCTCAGTTACCTCCAGATATTCTGCCATCTCGTACAGACTTCTGCATCCGTGCTCGTAAGATCTTATGATACCGGTCAGCCCCACCATGTGGTTATAGGCTTTTACTCGTGCCAGCAACTCTTGCTCACTAATTTTTATCTCCATATACGCACCTTACAAATCATTCCCGTACAGTTTCTGATATTCAGCCAATGCGAAAAATTCAATCTCAATGATTTGGTCGAGTTCCTCAAGTGCCTTGGTTCGTTCACGCAATTCGCGCTGTATCTTTCTGCGTCTCCTCTGGATGCGTTCCAACCTCTTGATGTATTTGGCAAGGACGGGCGGAGTGGTCAAAGCCTGTGCTTCTCTGCGCACTTCGGCTTCGATTGTCTGGACATCCGCGTAGCTGTGAAAATCATCCCGTGCGATATGCTGCATGGCGTGTCTGTAAGCCTTTATTTGTCCCTCATTTGATAACTTGGCGTTTAAAAAGATAGAATATGTGCCGTCTTCATTCGGAGAAACCATTTCGTTAGTTCCGTCTGGCAGGTTCATAATGTGCACAAACACATTATCCGGTTCTTTAGTCAATGTCACCGCGCTCCTTCCTCTTCAAGGCCAGCAGCATATCATGCGCAAGCTTTAAATCTTCCGGCTTTGCATTTCTCGATGCGTCGAAAAGGAGTCGCAATTCTTTGTTTTCAAAGATTTCTTGCGCGATTTTGGCGGTTTCAGGATTAGCATAATAACCATCTTCCTTCTCTTTTCCGGTCATAAGATAATCAATTGATACACCGAAATAGTCGGCTATTTTTTGTAATTTTCCCGCTCCGGGGTTGCTTCGCCCATATTTCCAATCTGTAAAAGTAGAAGCCGGGATCTTCGTAGCCTTTGTCACATCTGATGATTTAACTCCCTTTTTCCTTAACAATTCTAAATATCTGTCGTACATAATTCACCTTCCTGAAAAAGAATTTCGGAAATCATAAATTATCACTTGACAAATAAGGAAATCTAAAATATGCTGTAAACATAAATTCGGAAATCCTTAAAAGAAAGCGATTTTAATTTGCATTCTTTGTACAAGTAATGTGGTTATTATGAGTATAACGGATTTCCGAAAACAAATCAAGAGGGAATTTGATTTTCCTAAAAGAAAGGTGGGAAGAAATGTACGGCAAATTTGAAGAGCTACTAAAGGAACATAAAGTTTCAGCCTATCGAGTTGCTGTCGCAACAGGCATATCTGCTTCAACATTTAGTGATTGGAAGGCAGGACGAAGCGCCCCTAAAGTGGACAAACTCAAGCTTCTGGCCGATTACTTCGGGGTTGCGATTGAGTACTTTTTGGAAGGATAGGAGGTGTACTATGGGGAAGGGATATAACTGTAATCGTGCAGCCAGAGAATTGTATGCACAAATAAAAAGCAGGCAGCAAAACGCGAAGAACCTGGTGCTGACTTACAGGCTGATTACTTTGTGGTCGCAATTGAGCACTTTTTGGAAGGATAGGAGGTAAGAAAGATGTTTAGTAATAAAACCAAAAACGAACTAAAAAATGCAATAAACACATTAAGAACAGATGTATGTGAATTAGCATGTACGGTGACGAAGCAACAATCAGAAATTGAAAATTTAAAAATAGAGATGGGGAAAAAGAAGTAGCTCCCTCTCGTTAGAAGAGGGGGCCGGTTGCTACTCGATTTTTAAAAACACTCCGTCAGCTGATTTTGACACGATGTACCCGCATTTTTCCACTTCGGATACTATTTCCTGTTCGGTCATTGCGTAATCGGAGATACGAATTGTTGCAATGTCGTGTTCTCGCTTTAGGACGCTTTTGAGGAGTCTATCTAAATAAGCCCAATCGTATTTAGATGAGTCCACAGGTTGTCTTGGTGTAAGTCCCATTATTAAGCTCCTTTCTTTCGTATTTCAACATGGCAGTGTCGATACGACAATTATAAACGAGATGGAAGAATATGGCAACAAAACAGGAGGAAAGGCAGATACAGAGATGTAGACACTTGACAAGCTTGACAAACACGGAAATGAGGTGAGAAGGGAATGCTCATTAATGAAGCAGTAAAACAAATAGTAGGAAAAGATTTATATATGAGGCGTGCCAATAAGGACGGATGGAAATGGATAAGGATTAAACCGACAGACGGACCAGATTATTGTGTAGTGCATTCGCCAAATTATCCGGTACATCAATCCTCTTGTCGCATGTGGGGTCCAAGCGCAGAAGACTTGATGGCAGACGATTGGGAAGTAGTCAGATATTTAGATGATTAAATGGCCCACAAGGAGCCATTTCTGAAGTTGAAGAACGAACCCAAGGTCAATATGAAAGAGAAGCAGGAGGACAAAAAAAGATGCATATACACGAAGCAGTAAAAGAAGCCATGGAAGTTAACGGATACATTATAAGGGCGGAGATTGAAGAGGGAGACCATATGTTTCCAACGCTAATCAAACCAACAAAACTGCGTGCAACATGTATTTTTATTACCGAAAACTTGCCGGAATACCCCGAAGAAAAAAGCGACCGCTGCAAATATTGGAATCCTACAGCGGATGATTTAGTGGCTGATGACTGGCAAGTGGTTACGAAATAAAGCAAAGCAAGGTCGAAGCACTTAGAGATAGGCTGGTATAAAAAGAAGCAGGAGGACAAAAAAAGATGTTTATACACGAAGCAGTCAAAAAAGCTATAGAAGTTAATGGAGTTATTGCAAGAAAAGAAATTGAAGAGGGAATTCCTGTGATTCGAACAGTAATTAAGCCAACGAATTCGTACGCCGCCTGCATTATTATTGACAAAGCGGGATATCCCGGAAAAAAACACGACCGCTGTAAGAACTGGAATCCTACAACGGACGATTTAATGGCGGATGATTGGCAAATGGTTACGAAATAAACTTGTAAGGAAAATGAGGAAAGGAGGAAAGAGTAAGTGGAGGAAATCTTATATACGGTATCGGAAACCGCCGATCTACTGAAGTGTAACGTGAGCTACATTCACAAGCTGCGAAAAGCTGGTCTGCTGCCATTTTTAAAACTCGGCTCGTACAAATGCCGGCGAACGGCGTTACTAAAGTTTTTGCGGGACTTTGAGGGTATGGATCTGACAGACCCGTTTAATGTGCAACCAATAGAGGGGGTAACCAATGAATCAGCTTAAGTATTGGCTCCATGAGGCCGTCATCGTGCTTAAGATCATTACCTATCTGGCAGCATGGCTGCTCGTCATCCTGATACTGTACAGGATGAGTACGCCGGTGGCGGCCTTGGTAGGGATTGGGCTGTTTATTATAAGCACGTTAGCAATTGTGAGAGGAGGTGGTATAAGAATATGACAGACAAGCAGAAAATCGACATGATCAAGCAGTACCTGATTAACCAGCTGGTTTCGGCAAGCACAGGCGAGGCACAGAGCATAATCATTGACACATTGTTTCATATGCAGGCGCTGGATCGGGGCGAGGCTCCGGAGGCGGTGACCATGTGGGCGAAGAAATGCAACTTCAGTAAGGAGGAACAAAATGGATAGATATTCAGCGGAAGCCAGGGAAATCTACAACCACATTATAGATACGGCCCTGGAAGCACAGAAAAAAGGACACTTTGTCTCTGTCGAGTTATGTAACTACGGGTTTGATATATATGCGACAGCAAAGCGGAGCGGGTTTGTAGCGGGAACCCCATTAACACTTTCCGAAGGAATTTCCTTTAAAAACCACGATTTCGCCAACCGCTGCCAGAGGCTTATCAAAGACTTAGAGGCGCTGTGCGAATGTAGTGAAGAGGAGGCGTTGTAATGGGATACCTGAAAGAACACCACAAAATGACGTTGTTGGGAAACACACCGCCGGGTACCTGCACGGAATGCGGAATCAAACATGACCATTATCTGCCACACGATCGAGAAAGCCTTGTCTATCAGTACATATTTTATGACCAACACGGTCGCTGGCCGACTTGGGAGGATGCAATGGCTCATTGCACTGATAAGGTCAAGGAGTACTGGAGAGAGGCATTAGTGAAACGAGGGATTAAGACATGAGTAAGGCAACAAGAAGAACCCGTATAAATCCGAACGGCACAACCTACCGGATGCCTCTGACTAGGAACGGGACCGGCATCCGGATCGAGTGCCAGGGCGGAACCGCCACAGTATTCGGCGACCTGATTGATATGGTCGGGAAATTGGAGGATGTCAAGCCTCTGGAGCAGTGGCTTGAGGATGCGAGGAGACAAAAAAAGTAGAACTGACATTTCCAGATGTCAGCTCTATGAATACCAGGTGATAACACATAATTCAACCACTTATATGTTATCACCTGCGAGCTGAAAAGTCAAGGAAAACGGTGAATTTCTGACCGTTTTCAGACTTGATAAGCATATTAGACTTAGGGGCAGGTGGAGTATGTACGAACGCAAAAAATATATTTTCGAAGAATCCATCGAGGTGGAAGAAAGTCATATAGGGCGATATGGAGCACCGGGGCAGGCAAGGGAGTTAAGGCATAAAGCTACCGCCGAGCAGATTGCCAGGCAGAATCAGAAGAACCGCGAAAAAGGTATTCGACGCCTGATTAAGAAAAACTTTATCCCGAATGATTACTGGATCACTTTGACATATCGGAAGGGAGAACGCCCTCCCGATATAGCAGCTGCTAAAAGAGATGTCCGTAACTTCATGGACCGGCTCCGCCGCCGTTATAAAAAAATAGGAGCGGTCCTTAAGTGGATGCTGGTCATTGAGGTTGGCAGCCGGGGAGGCATCCACCATCACCTGGTGGTAAACCGGGTGCCTGAAGGAGATATCTTAATTACGGACTGCTGGGGCCGGGGGAGCGTACACCTGGAGCTTCTGTACCAACGAGGGGATTTCCGGGGTTTGGCAGACTATATGGCAAAGCAGCCGGACCCGGGCAATCCAATTGCCGTAAAGCATTTTTCCCGCAGCCGGAACCTGGAAATTCCAATCCCAAAGCGAAAGGAACTTCACAGAATAGCTTGGAATCGGGAACCGAAGCCTCCTGAAGGATATTACTTGGAAAAAGACACCCTGATAGCAGGGATCAATCCAGTGACTGGCCATCGGTACCGGCATTACACGTTTGTCCGGCTAGAAGAAAGGAGGGGCAATGCCAGAGGAAAACCCATACAAAGTAAAACTATACATAGAAACGGATAGTGCATCACCCAAACCCCGGAAACGCCGCTATGGTTATGTTTTGGAGTATCAGACCGGCTCCGGCCGGACAGTAACCCGTGAGGGCTTCGGCCAGGCAGAGGGAACCTATCATCAGATCATATTACAGGCAATGGCAGAGGCGGCGGCCCGGCTCATTAATCCCTGCCGGCTGCACATACATACCAGGGACAGTTTTGTGCTGGACATGATTGATCATAACCTGGTCTTATGGGCAAGCCAAGATTTTCTGACGGCCAAAGGGTCGCCGGTGGCAAACCGGATCGAGTGGCGGGCCTTGTGGACGAAGATCAAAGGTCATGAAGTACTCACCTGCCGCGGATCCCATTCCTATTCCGGATGGATTCGGGCGGAACTGAAGAAGCAGGAGGACAAAGATGTTTGAAAAATTTGGAGAATTTGACTCTTATGGAGAAATAAACATGGCCGCTGAGGGCCTGTATAACGAAGGTGATCTGGACGGCCTCCGAGCGCTAGCCAAAGAAAACGGGATTGAACCGGACATCACGGATCTGTATATCCAGGGTGAAATCCCTGAGTTATGCGACGCCATGATGGCCGCGGCCGGAAAGCTGATAATCGAAAGGGCAGACAAGGCGGTCAATGAGTATAACAAAAAGATTCCAGCGGATCCGATCGTCGAATACCTTATTGCCAGGACCGAAAAATCAGAGCTGGCAGAGGCAATCCGCAGGAAAGAAAAGAGCCTGGCCGGGTGCATGGCGCACATCGAGAAGGAAGCCCGTAAGATAGTCAGCAGGGAACGTCCATGGTTAAATGATGCTGCCGTATATAAAATGGCCAGGGATTACTATCTGGGGAGGTAGGTACAATGCGAAGAGCTAAACTTTTAGCAGCTGTTCCATGCCGCTGCCCGGAGGAAATCAAAAAGACGGTTGAGGGTGTAAGCCAGATCTGCAGCATCGATGGCAAAGAAATTCTAAACATTGATATTTACTCCTTTACCGGCGAACTGGTAGCCAGATACTTTGCAGACAGAGAAGAAGAGCAGTATACCGCCTATGTGAACGGAGAATGGAAAACCTGCTCCCTAAACAATGTGGAAAGACTGAGTAAAGGAGAAGGGGTGATCACCGGGTGGTGCTGGGATCCGGATATATGTTTTGCAGACAAGGAAAGCGAGAAACGATGCGCCGAATATTTGGGAACTTACAGCGTGGACAGGTGGGAATGCCATATACGATCCGACCGTACAACACGCGCCCGCATCAGAAAAAGAGATAGAGTCCAAGCCATGATGGATGAAGTTGATCTGGTGCCGCCCGCAATGGAAGCGTGGATCCAGAATGAAATCTTCCCGGAAAATTATCTCTTCTTCAGAAGGCAGGGAAAACGTTTTTACTATTCCTGCACCGCTTGCGGTGCTAAAAGCTGGCAAAAGAAAAAGCTTAGCCACAATCATGTCAGCATCTGTCCGAAGTGCGGAAGAGAGCTCCAGGCAAAGAGCCGCACGCATCAGATCAACAGAAAGGAGAATGTAACACTCCTACAGGATTTTAGGCAAGACGAATGGATTGAAAGAAAGTTCCGCGCGATAGGTACATGGGAAGGCAACGAGAAACGAATTGATCTATTGGAAGACATTCGAGCTATCATCCACAAGCCGGGAACGTGGGGAAAAGTCTGGTACGGCCAATTGCATGAGGCGGACGAGTGCGAACAGGAATGGTGGGACAGCAATCCGATCAACAAAAGATTCGGCACAGGATACCTATATCCGGGGAATGTGCAGGAGGTACTCCGAGGCGGGCCGTTGGGGAATAGCGGTTTGAACCTGCTGGCTGAGCAGCGGCAGCGGCTGGAGGTCAATAATTTTATTATAAAATATAGCAGTCAGCCCTACCTGGAGTATGTAATTAAGATGGGCCTGACCAATTTGGCGGCCGACATGACCAATCATTATTGGAATCTTGGGGCCTACATTAATGTGCATGCTGAGACTGGAAAGGAGCTTTTGAAATTGGATGGTAATCATCTGAACCGTTTAAGGCAGATGAATGGCGGTTTCGTGGCAATGAAATGGCTGCAGTACGAAATGAAGAGCGGGAGCCGTATATCCGCAGAATCACTGGAATGGCTGCAGCTGAAAGACATATCTCCGGGTGATGTCCAAGAAATCCTGAAGGAATTAAAATCCGTGAATCGCATGGTTAATTATCTAAGAAAGCAGCGGATTGCTCCTAAGAATGTCATAACCATATGGAGGGATTACCTTCGAATGGCGCAGGAGGAGGGGATGGATGTCGGAGATGATATTGTAAGGCTCCCGAAGGATCTGAAAGCCCGTCATGACGAGCTGGTTGAAATCAGAAACGCAAGAGCGGACCGGGTAAGAATACAAGCCGAAAAAAGAAAATATGCCAGACTGGATAAAGGAATTAGAAATATGGCGTATAAGCGATATTGCTACGAGACGGAAGAATACATAATCCGGTCGGCTGCGAACTGCGAGGAAATTATGCAGGAAGGCAGAGCCTTGCATCACTGCGTTGGAAGTCATGATCACTACATGGAGAATATGTCAAAAGGGGTTAAAGCAATTCTTTTTCTCCGGAGGAAAAATAACCCTGATAAGCCCTACTACACCATTGAAATAGATGTATTAACCAATAAGGTCTTACAATGCCGGTCGGAATATAACCGGCAGCCGGATTACAACAGCACAATTTCCAAGGTGGTCACAGCGATGATAAGGAACCTGAAGCGAGAAAAGGTTGAAATCACAGCATAAAGGAGGCAGCATGGAATATTTACAGATGACCCTGGACGACTGGGTCACAATGAAGGAACGTTTGAAGCAGGATTTAAATGGTGTAGCCGAGAGTTTTGTCCGGATCGGCTACACCCTCCGGGCCATCAAAGAACAAAAACTGTATGAACAGGATGATTACGAAAATATGGAGACATTTGCGCAATGCGAATATGGCCTCTCGCCTTCCACTGTCTCAAGGTTTATTGCAATTAATAAGAAGTATTCTTTGGATGGGAATTCTGAACAGCTCCGCCCGGAGTTCGTCGGTATCGGCAGCACCAAGCTGGCAGAAATGCTAACTCTTCCGGATGCTGACTTCGAACTAATCCGGCCTGAGACCACCAGAGAGAGTATCCGGGAACTAAAGGAGTTCAACCGGACGGTTCCGGGAGAGGGGGAAATCACGGAGCTGCAACAAGTAATTGTCCAGTTCTACAAGGACAATCCGGATATTCTAAACGGAATTTACGGCGCCGGCATACAGAATACAGCTGATCTGGACGAGCTGGTCTATCTGGTCAACCCGTCCGGCAACCGAACCTATCGAAAAGGATTGATCTTCCTGATGCTGTACAGCCGGCAAGAAGGGCTTAAAATCAAGAAGCACGGGCAGAGCCCTGACTCAGTGAGCTGGGAATACTTCCTGGCAATCACTAAAGATATTTTCGATTCTTCCGACAAGGGCAAGAAGACATATGAGGCTTATTTTGGTATCCCGGCAGCACCGGAGCCGCCGCCGGTCGTAGAAGTCACTAAAGCCAAAGCGGAAAAAGTTGCGCCGGCGCAAGAAAACCTTGGAAAACCTAGAAGAAAACCCGATTTTACCCCCGAACAGGAGGCATCAGAAGACCGGCAGGGGGAAATAGGCGTGGAGCCGGCTGCAGAGGAGCAACTTCCGGGCCAGGTGGAGACTGGAGATTACCCGGAAGCCCTCCCTGAAGATTATCACCAATCAGAGGCAGAAGCCAATAATGTGGAGTTTCCGGAGGCGGAAAAGCAGATGGTTGACATGCCGGCGACCGGAGGAGTAGAACGTACTATGAGTATTCTTCGTGAGCTTCTAAGTGTGGCCCACCATATAACGGAAGAGGAAACAGATGTGCTACAGATGATTCTGACAAAAGCAGAAGCCAGATGATGGAAATGAATGGCTTGATATTTCCGAAGCAATCCCGAAAGAAGAGGCGTCTGCGTCACCCGCCCAGCATTCTTCACGACAAGGCCGACAGAACCTGCTATCTCTGCATGCTGCTGGATCAGAATTACCGGCGCTACCGGCATCTTCACGAGCATCACATTTTTGGCGGTCTTGCAAACCGGCCAATATCTGAAGCGAACGGCCTGAAGGTTTACCTGTGCCTGTCGCACCATTTCGAGGGGCCGGAAAATGTACATAGCAATGCGGGGAACATGGAGCTGCTCCGGCAGGAGGGGCAGCGAGCCTTTGAGAAGACACGCACGCGAGAAGAATTTATAAAGCTGATCGGAAAGAATTACCTATAGAGGCAGGAGGATGAAAAATGTTCATCAAACAGAGCAATTTTAAAAAACTTTTAAAAAGCGCCTATGATGGCGCAGGTCTGACAGTAGGAAGAGACGAGGACGGGATCCTGCTATCAGGTGGATATTGGATTATCTGGCTGGATGAGAGCGCCATGAGCAAAAAAGCCATTGCCTCAATCATCGAACTCACCAGAGACTTACCAGCAAAAGGAGAGGTCTTTATAAGCACGGATGGGGGTAATCAGTATGAAATCCCGGAAATAGACCGCTGGGGCCTGCTCCGGAAGGCTGATGAAGCAGATAAGCCGTACAAAGTAACCGGGGTAGCGGTAAAGTATGGGCGTGGATATTCCCGGATACTGCAACATCCCGGAACAAATGACACAAAGATGATTAGTAACTCCATCACAGAAATGATAAGCATAAGAGAAATGGACACCGAAGTAGAAGAACAGCCAATTGGGCCGGTTGCATGGAAGGATTCTTCATCAGTCGTGTATTGGAAGAATAATGTCTGCATATTAGCGGCATGCCTAATCGACCCACAAGAATACACAGCGGAGCTACTACGTCTATTGGAAAATTTGGAACTTGAGTAAAGAAACGGCGAGAATACAATGGATAGGACAAAAATAGACTGGAAGCGGCAAGCATATGTGAGGTGAAATAAATGCCAAGAGGTCATAAGTTAGATTCAGAAATAAAGGATCGCATGGTTAAAATGTTAGAGGCAGGACTTACACATCGTAAAATAGCAGAGCGACTTAATATATATGTCGGCACAGTGAGTAACCACGCCAGACAGCTTCGTACAGAGGGAAAGAAAAGTGCTATTATCTACGAATGGCAGGAGGAATTCTGCCTAGAGTGGGACGCTGCAGTTAGAAGGATAAAGGGCAGGAGCTCGAAAATCAAATAGGACAACAGAAAAAGAAGGGGGACCGGAGCGGTGGCCACCGTAACAGGATATCCTGGCTCCTTTCAAAAAAATGGAAAAAAGAGAATTGTCAACTGAGGAATGGAAACAGCAAAAGAAAGAGAAAAAAGCGAGATTTACCGCAATGCAGAACCTGCCTTATGAGGTGAAAGTAAAGAGAGCGGAACTCAGGGCGATTGAATTCAAGGAGGAATTAGACCAGCGGGGACTGAATTGTCATGTAAGCGTAGGAGGATTGGACAGCATCGTATTATGTTTGTTTCTTCGCAAAATTGGTATCGATATACCAGCAATATCCGTTTCGGTACTAGAAGACCAGAGCATACGGAGAGTGCACCAGGAACTGGGAATTATCACTGTGACTCCAGGGAAATCAAAAGTAAAGGTCTTGAATGAAGACGGATTTCCCGTGTTGTCAAAAAAAATTGCCGGGCGGATTGATACTTTACAGCATTCCACCGAAAGGAATAAGACTGTACGAAATGCAATCATGACTGGTGAGTGCGGAGCGCAGGGGCACTTCACAAAAAACAGTAGAATGCAATTGCCTCAAAAATGGTTGAATCTCTTTGGTGGTATGGAGAATGAAACCTATGGAACCAGCTACAAACAGGCTCCGTTTTTGGTATCCAATAAGTGCTGCAAGCACCTGAAAGAAGATCCTTGCGACAAATGGGCGAAAGAACATAACAGCAAGCCTTATTTGGGTTTGATGGCTAGCGAGGGAGGCCAGAGAGAAGAGGCACTTATTGATCATGGCTGTAATTATTACGGCAAGAGTGTTATAAGGAGTGCGCCATTTGCCCCATTTCTCAGACAGGACTTATTGCAGCTGGCGATTGATTTAAAAGCACCGGTTCCAGAAATTTACGGGACGATTGAGCGGCGCTCCGATGGAACTCTGTGCACCACCGGAGCGCAAAGGACCGGCTGCAATATGTGCGGCTTTGGAATACATCTGGAAAAACGTCCTCACCGTTTTGATAGGTTACGGGAAAGAAATCCGAAAGAATGGAAATTCTGGATGTATGAGTGCTGCACAGACCCCAAAACCGGGGTGAAATATGGTTGGGGGCGAGTACTGGATTATATAGGTGTGGCGTGGGAAAATGAATGGGTGCCGGAACCGCAGCAGATGGAGTTAGATTTGATTCACTAAATTAGAATTTAGCGAAGGAGAAATGTTTGTGGATAAATTATTAGAGGAGGGAGAGTCCGTTGGATAAAAAAACGCTGGAAGACTATAAGCGGCTTGGGGATCAGATCATGTCGCTGGAAGACCAGATTCAGAAGCTAGAGGCCCAAGCTGCTAAGTATGAGTTTGGGGTCGTAAAAGGGAGTAACCCGGATTTTCCGTACCAGCCGATGGCTTTTCATGTTTCGGGCTATAACATCCGTACCGACGAAGAGAAACGGCAGCGGATTGAGAATCTAAAAATAAGGCTGGGAAAGAAGAAGGTAGCAGCAGAGGAGAAGCGACTTGTAGTCCAGGAATTTATTGCCGGCATAGAGGACAGTACATTGCAGCTGATCTTCACGTACCGCTACATTGATGGAATGAGCCAGGGGAAGATCGGTCGGAAGCTGCACCTTGATCGCAGCCGGATAAGCAGAAAAATTGACGATTATTTGCAAAACGCACACAAAGCACAGAAAGCACAGGTATAATGGAAGATAGGTAAGTGTAGAGCTTGCCGAGTATCCTCCCCGACATACAGAGCGCCTTGCAGTACAGGGCGTTTTGTTGCAAAAAGAGATTGACAATTAAGAACGCATGTTCTATAATTAAAATATCCTACAGATGATTTTCCCAGAAACTACATTTTGCTTGAAATATGGCGATAAATGTAATAGAATGGAAGAAAATGTCTGTGGGAGGACTTGGGGTATGAAGGACGAAGATAATAGAAGGTTGTTAGAATTGCTGACAAGAAAAAACGAAGCTAATGAGCGAGTTATGAGCAGCATAAGAGCATCTATTGCCATGCAGGCTCGAACAGTGGATTTTGTAAACCTTCAGAGTATGCAGGCTACGGCGGCTATTACGGCTGCATATGAAAAGACCATAAATAAATCCTTAGAGCTTGTATTTGAGAAAATGAAACAAATAACTGATATATCTCAAATACATCATGCCCACGCACCATTACTAATTTCATTGGCAAGTGACTCCATGCGAAGGGCGACAAGAATATCGGGTATTTCAGAATTATACAAAGCTGTTACAAGTTTTATGTTGGCTCAGATTGATACCAGTATGCTTGACGATATTGGCGAAGAATTTTCAGATTACGAGGAAGTGAGCCAAGAAGAACAAGAGATTGTTATTGAAATCGTCAGCGATATTTTTGCTAATGCCGATAATCCTAATTACAATATAAATGAAAGATTTAAAAACAGGGTAGAAAAATTTAAAAATAAACACTATATAGCATTTATTATTATTTCTGTAATATTAACTTCTTTTATTCTACCTCAGTTAAATAATAAGTTGACTGAAACGACTAAAAACATTGGAACGACTAAAAACATGACAAATATAGTCAGAGCAGATCCGAAGTTAACCTCAAATACTGTTGACGTTTTACCGCAAAATGCAAACATTATAATTTTAGAAGACGCGCCCTACTACTTTAAAATAGCATATCAAGTTGAAGAAGATAACAAAATGGTCGAAAAAGAGGGGTACTTATCGAAACGCGCAATAGTGTTTGAAAACATGGATAATTTAAAAGACCTTGCAGAAGTTGAATAAGTTTAGGGGGGATATAGTGGCATATATCATTACTATTATTTTTATAATATGCGCGGCAGTTGATATTGCACTGAGCGGCATACTGATTCACTGTTACAAAAGCTATACAGAGCGCCTTGAAGAGCAGAATCAGCAACTTGTGCAGTTATGGGAAAAGATAAATAAAAAGTATTAAAAGCCCCTGGGGTGCTCATACTTGGAACGTACTCCGGTGCACTTAGGATAAGGCCATCAGATTGCGTTCGGGTGGTCTTTTCTGTTTGACTCAAGCCGGTGGCTGTAGTATGCTTGATATAGGAGGAGGGTGCCCGATGGTGAAGAATAATGGCATTATGGGAAAGTTACTTTCGAGGGGCTCAATAAATCTATCAACCCCTTTTAAAAAAGCTGGAACGAAGTGGGAAATACATAAATTAGATCCGGATATAAATAATCCATCATGCCCGCATATGCACGCAATTGGCAAACCGTGGAAACTAGATTTATATACCGGAAAATATTATGATACCAGGAACGGTAAGTACATAGGAAAAATCAGACTGAAAGACCTGATTGAAATCTGGAAGGTAGAACCTATTTATAATATTATTACGGCAGAGCGAGAGCGCTATAATAAAATGCGAAAAATGTCGCCTCTTAGGCTTAAAGAATTGCCTCTGCCATTAGTCGAAAATCATAAATCTGCAAAGCGGTTTAATAACCACATGACCCGATCAATAGGTGTTAAAAATAAGAGTAATTCAATTATTGTTCAGGTTCCTCGGCGCAACCAAATGATTTCGCGTGCAAAAACCAAATAAATCTAAGAGACGTTTCGGCGTCTCTTTCGTTCTTGCAATTTTTATGTTAGGATATAGGAAAATGTTTGGAGGTAGCGAGTATGTGGGATTATAAGATGATGAACTTCGGGGAAAGGACTCAAGTGTACGAAATAGAAAATCATGTGTGTGACCTTGCAGAAGAGGGGTGGGAATTCGTTCAGATGGCACTCCAAACGAGTGCATACGGTACGTGTGGCTATATTGTGATACTCAAGCGAGAAATGGAATAAGTTGAATATTTTTATAAGGGGTTCCTGCTATGGCAGGTCTCCTTGTTTTTATTGTGAGGAGGTGTGTGGGGCTTGTCGCTGACAAAGGATCAGGCAAAAAAGAGATTAGACAGCCGAAGCCGTCTAATCTCTGCAAAGCTCGTCCAGCGTGACGCCGAGGGCATCCGCTAACTTGATGGCGGTGGATACGCGGCAGTCGTCCCGGTTTTCTACTTCTTGGATGGTGCGCCGGGATACACCGCTGATTTCTACCAGATCCGGGACGGATAGGCCTTTACTTTTTCGGATGCTTTTTAGATTCATGGTAATGCCTCCAAATCTTCGGAATGATGGCCGTTAGCAATAAGAGAGAGGAACAAATGACCAGGATACAGGAATACATATCCCATCCGAAGGAAAATACAATAAACAGGGTGACGAGAAAAAACAGCAGGTAAATGTTATCTTTTTTCATTTTACTTTTTTATGCCGGTGTGGTAAAATCAAGAAGAGGGAGGGGAGATTTCTCTCCCCCTCGGCTTACTCTAAGACCTCTATCAACTTGGCTATAGCCGTTATCAAAGCAGATAATGCTAGTATCGCTTGGATAATTAAGTTGAAGGGGTCTTTTCGCTTCCGAGTCTTCTTGTTCTTTCCCATTGGCATTTCCTCCTTTCTTTTTGATAATACAAGCATAGCACATATTGTTGTGCTAGTCAAGCAATTTTATGAATTATTTTTAGACGGGAGCATCCGGGTTGGCCGGGTGCTTTTGCATATGGGGGGCGCTGGATGGAAATCGATACTACAAGTAAAGAGACAAGAGCGGCGTTTTATAACTCCGGAGACTGGAGGACAAAGCGGCAGGAGATACTAGCGCGTGACCATTACGAGTGCCAGTGGTGCAAGGCAGAGGGACGCGTGACGGTTGCCGATATATCTACTCTTGAGGTTGACCACATCAAGGAGCTGGCCGAGTATCCGGAGCTTGCGCTGGATGATAATAATTTAAGAACACTCTGCAAGGATTGCCACAACAAGCGCCACAGACGAGCCAAATATAGAGCCAACAACCCAAAGCTAACAAAGTGGACGGACGAACGGTGGGACTGACACCCCCCGGGGTCAAACCTATCGGCATTTTATATTTTGGTGGGAACCGATGGATGGGGGCAACTCCGAGGATGGATGACCTTTTCGCGTGAAGGGGGGGAGGGTAGTGAAGTACAATTTAAAAAAGCTGGAAAAAGAATTGGCGGGCAGGATAGATAAGGACAGCCAGGTGCAAAGGGAAAAGGTTGCCCGCTACCTTAGCCTGGTTGCAACATTTTACGACTTGGAAAAGTACGTAGAAGAGAAGGGGCCTATCGTGACTACCCAAAACGGAAGCCAGCAATTTATTAAAGCCAATCCGGCGATACAGGAGAAGAATAAAATAAATATGCAGCTGCTTGCGATCGAAAAGAGCTTCGGCTTTGGGACAGGTGAAGATCCGCCGGATGGAAGTGATCTTGTTTGATCAGCAACAAATACTTTGACGAATTTAAGAGGGCCATAAAAAACGGCACCTACATAGCAAACAAAGAACAGCTGCAACTAGTGGAGTATCTTGAAAAAGAAATCCTGACCAGGGACGATATTTATTTTGACACTGACATGACCGATAACTATATCAGGTTTGCGGAGAAGCAATTCTTCCCGTTGGCCCTGTATCAGAAGTTCATCTCGTCTTTTATCTTTCTGTACTGGAAAAGAAATAATAGGGTTGTTTTTAGAGAATTTCTAATCACTCTTGGGCGTGGTGGCGGTAAAAATGGATGGATGTCAACGCTGGGTTCTTTTTTCATCTCAGAACTGCACGGAATCAAGGGATACAACGTAACCATCACGGCAAACTCAGAGGATCAATCGAAGGTTTCATTCGATGAGTCCTGCACGACGATCCAGACAAAGAGATTAGAAAAACACTACGACGCAAAGAAGAAGACTATAACAGGGATCAAGACGAATTCAGTATTCAAATATCGTACCAACAACCCCAAAACGATGGACAGCGCAAGAGACGGCTGTCTGTTTTTTGATGAGATACACCAGTTCGAGGATGATAAAGCCGTGAAGGTACAGCGTTCAGGACTTGGAAAGGTAAAAAACCCCCGAACATTTTACTTCGGCACAAATGGGTATGTCCGCGAAGGATTTTATGACAAGCAACTGGAGCGGGCAGCTAAGATACTGGAGGGCAAGACTGATCGGATCGGATATTTCCCGTTTATCTGCAAACTGGATAATATCGGCGAAATGGAGGATCCCGTTTTCTGGGCAAAAGCGAATCCGATGTTTAACGAGAAAACGGAGTATGCCGAACAAGTTTTTTCGGAGGTCATGGAAGATTACCTGGACCTTGAAGAAAGCCCAAGCGGACGTCAGGAATTTGTCATTAAGAGAATGAATTTTACCGAAGGCGACGGTGAGCGGGATGTTGCACCCTGGGAACAGGTACTTGCAACGAACCGGCCGATTCCTGACCTGAGCGGCCGGAATTGCGTGGCGGGATTTGACTATGCAAGCATCCGTGATTTTGCCTCGGTGGGCCTGCTGTTTAAAGTAAACGGAAAAATCGTCTGGATGCAGCACTCTTTTGTGAGAAGAGGTTTTCTGGATGCTTTTAAACCAAAGGCACCGATCCGGGAATGGGCCGGACAAGAACTCGCAACAATAGTGGACGAACCGTCGATAGATCCAAGACATCTTGTAAAGTGGTTGGTGGACAAAAGAGAGACATACGAAATTGAACTTGTAGCCGCTGACAGTTTCCGGATGGATCTACTGAAACCGTTATTGGAAGACGAGGGCTTTGAGACTGAGTTTATCCGAAACCCCGCAGGCGTACAGGCGAAGATTGCCCCTATTATTGAAGATGGGTTTGCGCATGAACACTTTATTTTCGGCGACGATCCAATGATGCGTTGGTATACGAATAATACTTACGTCAAGGAGGATCCACGAGGAAACCGAACATACCTGAAGAAAGAACCAGTACGCAGAAAGACGGATGGATTCCACGCATTTATAGCAGCGCTGTACAAGAGGGATATGATTGATGAATTTGACATAGGAGAAGCACTGAATGCGCTGCAGAATATTGATTTTTAAGGAGGCGATAAAAGATTGGGAAAATTAAACTTGCTAGATTTGCTCAGGCGAAACAAAGAGCTTGCAGAAATGGCAATCAGCTACGACATCGAAGAGATAGCCAATGACGCACAGGAACTGTACCTTAAGCGAATGGCTCTTGATACATGTGCAAATTTTATCGCACGCGCTGCCGGGCAATCGGTGTTTTTGACAGATGACCCACGGTGGGATTACAAGCTCAATGTTCGGCCCAATAAAAACATGAGCGCCGCGCAGTTTTGGGAGAAGGTTGTATATCAAATGATTGTGCATAATGAAGCTCTCGTCGTTTTGAGCGACTCGGACGACTTGCTGATCGCAGACAGCTGGACGCGGAATGAGTATGCGCTGTATGAGGACTCCTTCCTGAATGTCTCCGTCAAGGATTTTACTTTTACGCGTACTTTTTCGATGGGGGACGTCCTTTATTTTCAGTACGGGAATCAGAAGATGGAATCCTTTACGCGCGGGCTATTTGCAGACTACAGTGAACTTTACAACCGCTTACTAGAGGCGGCCAAACGGAACAACCAGATCCGCGGTACAGTATCAATTGAGGGGAATGCGGACCCGAAGAATATAGGATTATTGCAAGGATATATTGACAAGCTGTTTACCGCATTTAACAGCAAGTCAATTGCCCTTGCTCCGTTGACAAAAGGATTTGAATACAAAGAGCACTCAAATACAACAGGAACATCAAACTTAAAAGTTGACGATGCGGCAAAGGTGCCGAACATCTTAACGGATTGGCTGGCAGATGTCCTGGGTATTCCCACCGCCCTGCTGCACGGGGGCCGTGCTGAACTTAAGGACAACATCCAGGCATTTAACAAGTATTGTCTTACGTTCCTGCTTAAGAAAATCGTTGACGAGTTAAATGCAAAGACCATTGACCAGCGGGCGTACACAGAGGGCCAAAGGGTTAAAGTGGTCGGCGCAAACCGCCCGGATATATTCGAGATAGCGGAAAGCATCGACAAACTGATATCCAGCAGCACATTCAACACAAATGAAATCCGTGCTGAGTTGGGTTATGAGCCGAGGGAAGGCGGCGACGTGTATGTGAGAACAAAGAATTACGAGGCTGTGGAGAAAGGAGGTGAGGAAGAATGACGACAATACACATCAAAGGTCCTATGATCTCAAATGACGAGAAATGGATATATGATTTATTTGAGATAGACTCGACGTGTCCAAACGATGTATTAAGCGCGCTGGACGGGGAAGAGGATATAACGGTTATTGTCAACTCGGGAGGCGGGCTGCTTGACTGCGGCAATGAGATATATACGGCGCTCATGGATTATCAAGGGCACGTAACCGTGGATATTATCAAAGCGTATAGTGCCGCAAGTGTGGCAGCTATGGCAGGCGATACCGTGAGGATTAGCCCTGTCGGGGAAATAATGATCCACAACGTTGCATCAGAAGCCTGGGGCGATTACCACGCTATGGACAAGGGAAGCGAGAGACTGCAAAAAGCCAATAAATCGGCTGCAGCCGCGTACCGGTTAAAAACAGGACTGTCGCAGGAGGAGCTGTTATCCCTGATGGACAAGGAAACATGGCTGACCGCAGAGGAAGCAAAAGAAAAAGGCTTCGTGGATGAAATTCTTTTCCAGGACGCCAGTCCGCGGCTTGTTGCCAATTGCGCCGAGCTTTTGCCGGCGC